CATCAAATTTTTGTTGTACTTCTTGTTTATCCTTTTCTGGAAGTATTGAAATATTAAGAAATGTTGGAATATGTACTAGGTGTGCATTAACTAGTCCGCCGCCCATTACGTGTCCGTCAATAGTTCCTATATTCATTTTTTTAAAATTACTGTTTACTTTCCATTTTATAAAATCAGGTATATGTTTTATATTAAAAATTTGTATAGCTGTTGCTATGCTAACATGAATATTATCAGGCGTATTATCAAGTAAGTGCAGTGTGCGTTCTACATCTTTAAAACTTGTTGGATATCTTATATACTCGTCTCTTTCAAAACAAGCATCTATACTTACAGCAAATTTTACCTTTTTGAATTTACTCCAAATATTAATTAATTCTTCATCAACAAGTATACCATTTGAGTTATATCGAAGTAATATGTTTTGCGCATAGCCTTGACGTATGATTTCTTCTAAAAAAGTTTTATGTTCTTTAATCATTAACGGTTCGCCGCCTGCAAAGTACACTTGCTTTAGATTAGGTATTTGTTCATACAACTCGTCCCAAAATTTTCCTTCTTCATACCATTTGTTGTTAAACCCCTTTTTGTCCCAAGTCATTTGATTTTTAACTTCGGGGTCTTGGAGCACTGGTATAAGTTTTTTCCAATCACCTACCCATTTGCTACTATCATGAGGTGAACACATTACACACTTAATATTACAAGTATGTCCTAAGCGTAAATCTAAATATTGTAAACGACTAGGAACAGTACCATCTTCTTCTGTTTGTTGTATTAATTCTTCAACATCTAAACCTTCATCTTGTATCCAAAAGCCTGTTTCCCAAATACGTTTACTTACAATTCCTTGATCTTCTTCTTTAAAACATCCTGTACAACTTGCTGGTATATTACCTTCTAGCATAGTTTTACGAACACTACACATATACTTGTTATTAAATGCTTCTAACGGAGCAGTGTGTGCAAAGTTAGCAGGTTCTCCGTCCTCATTTTTAACCAATCCAATTTTATGATCAAAACCTGCTCCACTAGCATTTGATGTACAACACAATCTCATATCGCCGTTAGGGCGAGTGGCTAAATGTATCCACGGCAAAATACAAAATGTTGGTGAGCCTGTTATATCTTCAAGCTGTTTTTTATATTTTTCTATTGCCATTAGCTGCTTCTTTTTCCAATTATCATGTATCTATTATACAAAGGCAAAGATAATGTATCTTTGTATATAGGATTTATTTTACTCATTCTTACAAAATCATCAATATCAAACGCACATCTAATGTGTTCTTCAATATCAGTAAAATTATTACTTTGTAATACAATCAACGAATCTGCTGGTACTAAATCTAACCATGCTTCATACTGTTCTTGCGTTAAATGTTCGCAACTTGTATTAATAATAATATCCGCACCATAGTAATATTTAGACATGTCAGCAGTAATAGCTTGAAACTTACCATCAATGTGATATCTTTTGTTTATAGTATTTGCAACTTCTTCACATTCAGGGTCTATATCAATACTACTGATTGTAGTGATAGGAATGTTACTATTAAAAAGTAAACTAGCAAGTACACCATTCCAACCTGCACATATTTCAATAGAATTATCATCAAGTTCTATATGTTCTTGTAATTTTTCTATAAGCCATATTTTTGAATTTATTTGACCTTTCCAAAAACTTTCTAAGGTACGGTATCTGTCTTCGCTGTTTCGAATTGCGTCCATCCAAAATAATATGTCCTGTATGTCAACTTTCATTTTTTACCTTTGGCAATTTTGAATCTGCACTACTAACACATGTTGGAGTAATACATTTACGCGGTTCTTTAAATATTTCAAATCCTTCACTAAGTGTTCCAATTGGCTCATCATGGCAACTATAGCTACGTTTAACTTCATTTTCACGTATTACAATACCTTGATAGCCTGCATTACAAGTCCATCCTTGAAACTTATTAAATCCAAACGCATTAAATCTTTCTGCTTGATCTATATAATATGTATTTCCTTTACTGTCTAAGAGTTCAACTTGTAACAAAGGAATTAACTTTTTGTATCTATCTGGGATTTGTTGTGGGAATCCTGTTTGCATTCTTCCAATTTGTTCAGTTGTGTATCCAGATACAACATAGGATGCAGTAGGATCGGACTGGGGTTTAAGTGTGACATTGATACCTCTATCGGCAAACCGCTCACAGCGTTCGTATAATTCGTCAAACATTTCTGGAACCATAACTTGATTGATTGTGACAAACGTTTCATCGTTCATTAACTGGAGGCACTTGTCTCCAAACTCCTGTTCTTTTGCAAACTCTGCGTGGTAACTTGCTGTTATACTCCTACGCTCTAGAGTTTTAGTATTGTCTAACCATCTACTCCACCATTTGCTTCCTGGCGAAAGATTTGTAGTCATGTGTATACTCTGATACCCGGGTGCTGTATCACTACAGTAATGATCTATGATCTCCCCAAAGTATTTATAGGCTGTTGGTTCACCACCGCTAAAACTGAAGTGGAAATCTGTAAAACCATTTGCACGAGCCTGTGCTTTGATGCTGTCAAGGGTGTTTAAGTAAATTTTTAAATCTTGGTGGTCTGGGGTACTAGATCTAGCGTATGGCCAGCAATATGAGCAGTTATAATTACAAAATCTAGCCAGAATCCACGAAACTGTAAAAAGATGGCTCTTTAGGAGGGTTTTCTGCCCAAACTCTGTAATATTATCCCACGGTATGTCTTGAAAATTATTGTTCATTTTCTTTGATCGTATACACTTTTTGAACACGACTTAACACAAGTCATGCACTTATTTTTTCCTTGCCAGTACTCTGGTAATAACTTAAATAATATTTTATCAGTATGCAAAACACCGTCTTGACAATTTGGTAAACCAACTCGTTGTATTATTTCCTTTGTATTGTCTACTGCTAAATTACGCAAAGTATGTATTGGTAATTTTTCTTCAATATGGTTTTCTAGATAATCACTTCCTAACCAACAACACGGAAAAATATTTCCGTAAGGATCTATATAAACACTTTGGTCTGTCTGACATAACGGGTTAATTGTTGCATTAGATAAAACGTTTTCTCTAATATTTTTATCAACTAGTTTATCTAACTCTAAATTAGGAGTTTTTTTAAATTTTGAACGCTGTGCAGGTTCTAAATAATATATTACTTCACCATTATCGTTGTGTACTTCAAATTTATCTATATTATAAAATCTCGAAGTACTAATAAAATTAATTTTTTCAACACCTAAATTTAATATATATTTTTCAAGTTCTTCTACGTCATGTTCGTTATGTGCAAACACAAGACTATCTACTCTTGCTTTTCCTCCTGCATCAACAAATGCACGTAAATTTTCAATTACTTTATCAAACTTTGTATTTTTACGATATAGTTCATGCTTACCCTTAAAGCCGTCTACAGCAAATATAACTTCGACATTTTGTTTTGCAAGTTTGCGCCACCATTCTGTATTACGCATACCTCCGTTAGTATGTATTGCAAGTCTAGCAGTTGGATTGCACTCTCGAACATAAGAATAAATTTCTAAACAATCTTTTGCAAATGCAGGATCACCGTAGTTGCCGCAACTGTAAAAATTATCTAGTTGTGCTAAAAAGTGTTTAGGAAACCATTCTTTAAATTGTTCAATACTAATATCGCCATTACGTATAAAAGGACGAGTTTTGCCACCATTAAAATTTCTAGCACACATTGGACATTGTGCTTGACACTTATCTGTTAGTTCAATGTGAACTTGTTTTATCTTATATACTGGCTGCATTAAATTGTTCCTCTAGCCAGTCAAAGTCATTTATAAGTTTTAACGCAGCATCATTATTAGAATTTACTGTACCGTATTCTTTTCCAGCTAGTGCTCCGCTAATTGCCCATTTACCATTTTTACGTTCTTCGCCTACACTACACCAAATTTTTAATCTAGATTCTGTTTCTTCGCTTACTTGTCCTTCAATTACTTTTGACGACAATTTAACACATTCTCTAAATGCACTACGCCAAGAACTATAAGGGTCTGTATTAAAGGAGGTATAATTTGATATTTGTTCAACTACTTTAAACTTATCGCTTATACTAGTTGTCATATCAGTTTTACTAGTATCCATATTAATTGTTAATTTACGAGGTAATAACTTTACTCCGCCATAGCCGTAAATTAAATCGTTAACAGGATTTTGACTGCGCCATACGTGTACAGTATCTAAATCCCAGTCTGGAACTACATAATCAAAATTAAAGTTGTCTACAATGAGAGCATCAGCGTCTACTATCCAAACCATTTTTGTTAGGCATTTTTTAGCAGCAGCAATATGGGCTTGGTGTATTCCTTTTACTCCGTTAATACGTTTAGCAACAGGAAACCGTTTTTTTAGTTTTTCGTAATTTGTGTCTGCATAACGTTCATTATAACTTATAAAGACTATATCGTACATGTTTATGTTTTTCTAGTGTTGCCATAATGAACAACTTCTATACCTTCTAGTTTTGGCATAGTCCTCCAAGGATCAACAATTACACTACCTGTTGTAGGAGTGAAGTACATTTCATCATCAGTAACACTAACTCCTGTGCCTGAATAAGTTACTTTAGCATTATGTGCCATTAATACTACAGCAGGTTCATCATCAACAGTTGTATCTCCTGTAAGAGGATCTGCATATGTTAATTTTACGCCTGCGGCTTCTACAAAGTGTCCGACTAATTCACTATAACTTCCTATAGTGTACGGTACGTAAGGCTTATATGCTCTGCCATGAATTACTACAGGCAGATTCTTTTCTTGTGCGATAGATATTAATTTTTCAGCCATGTTTTTTGCTTGCATATCTCTACTATGCATAATAGCATGGAATAAATCATAACCTAAATCTAGTTTTTCTGCTAGATATCTTAGTGCAATGTTGTCTCTAGGATGACATGCACCTGCATCACCTAAACCAGCAGTTAAATAACGAGGACCTGTAATACGTTGTGTTGCTTTTTTAAGTGCATCTGTAACTACATCAACGTTTATATTACCATTACGTTCAGCAACGTCTTGAATCATATTAACTAAACCAATTTTAGCACTAATAAATGTATTATAAAAAACTTTAATTGCTTCTGCTTCGTCCCATGTTCCAATATTTACAATTGGATTGTTTTCCATTAGCGGCTGATAAAAATCTGTAAGTATTTTTGCATCGCCTGTTTCTGAACCATCATCCGTTCCAATAATTAAACATTCAGGATTTACCATATCCCATTTGACTGATCCCATAGCAATTAAATAAGGATTATAGATAAATCTTGCATTTGTAATACAAGGACGTAAATGTTCTCTAACTGTGCCTGGTAAAACTGTACTAATAAGAACAACCAATTGCTGTTGTGTTACATATTTGTTAATTTCAGTTAGAACATCTTGGACAATACTGTAATCAAAATCTTTTGTAGGTAAGTTAGCAATAGGTTTACTTCCACCGTATTCTTCACTGTGCGGAGTTGGCACAGCTACAAAAATTAAATCTGCATTTTGAACTGCTTCTTCAACGGTATTTAATAACGGAATTTTTGCACTAGGATCCTTTACAACATCATATCCAACAACATTGTAATGATGACTCATAACCTCTGCACAAGGTAATCCTAATTTTCCGCATCCTATCATTGCTACGTTCATATTTTTTCCTCTTATATTTTTATAGTTATCTAAGTATTTTTAATTTATTTTAGATTGTGAAGAATTTGTTGTGTCCAAAGATCAATACCTTTCCTAGAAGGATGGTTATCTGTATCATATCCAAATACATCTCCTTGAAATTTGCGTTGTAATCTTAGTTTTTGTCCAGAACCTGTGATTACTGCACTATTATCTTGGCTGTACGTTGGTATTGATTTTTCGTAATCATAAGTTGCTGAAAAAATACTGCTCTTATAACTAGGATCTCTTAGTAGGTTATAAAACGACTCACACAAAACATTCAAATAAG